AGGTAGTTCAGGTGATGAACGTCTGTGGAAACTAGAATGTGATAAAGGCGGCAATGGTTATGCCGTTATTCGTTTCCTTCCTGCTCCTGAAGGTGAAGACCTTCCGTTCCAAAAACTCTATTCCCATGCCTTCCAAGGTCCTGGTGGATGGTATATTGAAAACTCTCTGACTACTCTGGGTCAAAAAGATCCAATGTCAGAATACAACACGATGCTGTGGAATAACGGCACTGATAGTGGTAAAGACCAAGCACGTAAGCAGAAACGTAAACTGACTTATGTTGCAAACATCTATGTTGTAAAAGATCCTGCTAATCCTTCCAATGAAGGTCAAGTATTCTTGTATAAGTTCGGTAAGAAAATCTTTGATAAGATTACTGCCGCAATGCAACCTGAGTTTGAGGACGAGGAAGCAATTGATCCATTTGACTTCTGGCAGGGTGCTAACTTCAAACTGAAGGCAAAGAATGTTGCCGGTTATCGTAACTATGATTCTTCGGAGTTTGCCCGTCAGGATGCACTTCTGGAAGATGATGAAGCAATGGAAGAAATCTGGAAGAAAGAGTATTCTCTCGAAGAGTTTGTTGCTCCAGACCAATTCAAGTCTTATGATGAACTGAAGAAGCGTCTTGATTATGTTCTCGGTATCAAAGGAACGACTAAGTTCCAAGACCAAGAATCCGTTCAGGAAGAAGAAGAGTTCCGTCAGCAGAATCGTGGAGAATCAAATCCTGTCCCTCAGTCAATGAAGGAAGAACTTGATAGTTTGTCTCCTACCAAGACTGATGATGAAGATGATGATACACTTTCATACTTTGCCGCACTCGCAGCAGACTAAGTAAGATGGGGAGGGAAACCTCCCCTTTTTTTATGGATTTGTAACTCTAGTATTTTCTGTTCTGATTAGATTGTCGTCAACATATTCTGATGAACGATCATAAATCATAATTTCTCTCATATCATTCAAAAACTGCTGTAAATATGATGGTTTTAGCAGATATATTGATGATTTTTCATTATTTTTCCTAACTTCATACTCATAGTTATTGATATTAATCACAGGATTTAAAGTAGTTGCAGTATTCGAAGGATTTGGAATTGTAAAATCCTCATCTACAACTTTACCAGCAGGAAGAATGAGTCTCCCTTGCGAATCTTTCACTTCTGTTGTTTCATAATGATGTACGGAAGATAATCCAGTAACACCATATTTTCTTTCTGCATACTTATAAAGATTACGATTTGAGAGAGGCCATTGATCTCTGACTCTTGTAATATTTGCCGTCATTAATACGACCCAATCAAGTTCGGCACTTCCATAAAATTCTTCAGCAACTGTATCAGGTCTAGCACCCTCTACAATTTCATACTTATCAAAAATGGTGAATACATTTTGTAAGTCATCACGCAATTTATTTCTTCTGAATAAATTCTTAACTCTCAAATAATTTTGAGAAGAATTGCTATCAGATAAAAATGATTGATAGTCTAATTCTGGTAGTTCTCTGAAGTATCCCATTTTAGTATCCTACTCCTGTTATTTTATCACCATAATCAGTATTATAAATTGGTTCGAGTTCTTGGAATGTTAAGTCCATAATCATTGATACTGGTGTTCCATCGTCATAAGTTGTGTAATTACCCTCCCCCGTATAATTGACATTTACGGATGATAAAAAACACTGCTTAAATTTATTTAAAAATGAGTGTGGTTTGCCACCCTGTCTATATCTCAATTCAAAAATATCTGGAGTTTTTAAGAAAGATTCTCCATCTACTTTTGGTGCCATATGATATTTAAATGTTCTTATAATTGATTCTACTTCTCTTGCTTCTTTTGGTCCTCTGGGCACGAATTTGAATTGAAATCTAAAAGTGCGAAGACTTGGACCATTAAATAATAACTCCATATTTGGATTTAAAATTTGTCCTGTTGATCTTGCTAAAATTTGAGATGGAGTAATATTAATATTAGCAATACCGACTGCCTTTGACGCTAATATTCTAGTTACAAATCCTGCGGCTCCTTCGACTCCTCCAGCTGCATTTTTTATGTTCTCTGCAGTTGCTGATAATTGACCAAAACTAGACTTAAGACCATCAATTATATTCGCATTTCCTGCTTTATCCACATAGTCTTTACCGGTCTCCATAATATCCATCACTCCACCGACTGCGGCACCGGCAATACTATTCAGATTTGATGATTGATATGATACTGAATTGCTATCAGAAATACTTGATGGTATTGGTAATAATATTGTTGCCCTTGATGCTTTTTTAGAGTTTTGTCTTATTCCCCCTGCTCTTGCACTTATGGAAGTACTAGATATAACTGCCTCATCAGAATTTGCAAATGGACCAATAAATGTATCTTTTCTGGCATTAGTATCCTTAATTGCAGTATATTCGATAACATCTATCTGCAAATAATCAGTCTTTTCTGTAAAAGCAGTATATGGATATCTTAGTATAGGTTTCGTACTATTTTGTGGCATCTGCCTTACTTTTTAGTTATTTAGAACGAACTTTAGCAAAACCGAGTTCTATCACATCAGACATCTCTTCTGGATAGATTTCGTAGAGTCCACCAATGATTTGATTGTAATCATATTGCCTTCTACTATTCTGAGAATCCCAATGGAAATTAATTCCACGAAACCCCCAAGAGAATACTTCTGTAACACCTACAAGAGGGTGTTGGTCATACTGCATTCCTGGTGTCTTGGCATTATAAAAGAAGGTATAATATTTTCCACTAGAAGGAACTTTACCACCTTCGGATAAAACACTGATTAATTCAGTCATAATATCATCAGGTTTTTCTATACCAATTAAAGTATCAACAACACCACGCACACGATTATCATTATCTTCTGTTGGATTTCTTCTTTGTTGGAGTGTCTTTCTTGGCATTACTTAAAATAATTCATTTTCTGTAAGGACCTTAAACTCATAACCATGATCTAAACACCATTCTTTAGCGGCATTCCACTTTGCCTGATTTTTAGCATACTCAACGACTTCATAGATATAACCTTTCGTCTTTCTTTTTTTAACTTTAGGTTCGATACACTGCTTAAATGGTTTGATTTCAATAATCATTTTTTTAATCATACCATTTGATTCTTTGACCTTAATATAAAAGTCTGGAAAGTATCTGTGGTATCTGTTATCAATGGGTGAACGATAGGGAACAATAACTTCTTCACTTCCCCATTCCAAAATATTCTGGTTGCGGTCACAGTAACGGCAGAATACACGCTCCCAACTAGAACGACATATTATATTATTTGGGTCACCTTTATATTTTGCTGGGTATTCTGGTTGGTATCTACTCTTATTAAAATGTTTAGCCACGAGTCCACCCCTTTACACTCTTTCTTTTGCCGTTCATTAACTCACTCATATGACCACAGGATAATCCGTGCTCTTGACAAAAGTGAGAAAGTGTGCTATAATCAACCGCATCACCTTTTGGAGATATTACTGTTCCTCCTTTATGTAAGGTTGGTCTAGTAGTCCCCATAGCAGATTTAGACATTTTTTCACGAGTTTCTTTGGAGTGTTTCTTTCCCGTCATTCCGTGATGCTCAAGTCTCTCCACTCTTTCTTCACCAGAAAGATTGTTCCAATACATTGCTGTGGTATTGCTTTTAGCATTCCGAGCAGCATCACTATAACAATCCCACACTTCATCCTCAGAAGTATCAATCCAAACATCCCCAATAGAAGGAATGCCTAAAAGTTCTGAAAGTTTATCAGTGTGGAAAAATCCCTTATATGACATCTAAATAACTAATAACAAAGTAGTAATATAGGTATTTAGAGTGGTTCGTCCTTATGTAAGAAGTATAAAACCAACAGATGCTAAAGAAATATTTGGTAAATTATCACAGACAAATCATTATCAAGTGAGTTTTGGTTCTTTACCTTCTTCAGTTAGTGCTCATATTTCTAGTAAATTTGGCATTCTCAATCCAAATAAATTTATGTCCGAAAAAGGAGGATTTCTTTGTTCTGATGCATCATTACCGGGAAGTTCTCTGGCAACTGGAGAAGTAAGAGATAATTTTATGGGTATTCCACAAGAGTTTGCTCATACTCGTTTATATGCTGATGTTGATTTTACTTTTTACGTTGATTTGGATTACACAAATCTTCGTATTTTTGAGGGGTGGATTGACTATATTAGTAGTGGATCCGAAAGCACGGATGGAATAAGTGAATTGACCGATAATTATTATCGTCGAATGCAGTATCCTGAAAATTATAAAGCAAATACGATGTACATCACTAAGTTTGAAAAAGATATTGATAATGCTAAAGGAAGAAGGTTGGACTATCTTTTTGTAAATGCATTTCCAAAATTGGTAAATGCAATTCCAGTTCAATATGGTGGTGCAGATATTTTAAAAGTAGGTGTGAGTTTTAATTATGATCGTTATATTATGAATCCAGGAGGTTCTGTTGCAAGAGGAAATCCAGGAAGTTTTACTGATGTTAGAAATCAACCGTCAGCAGAATTGAATCAAAGTAGAGAAAATGTAGATGTAAGTACTGGTAGTGGTCAGGTGACTCCTCTTGAGGTTATACCTTCTAGTCCTGTTGGAAATACGAACGGTGAAGGAACACAATTTATACCCACAGATTCTGCCACTGGATATAGGGGAGAAGGAAATCCGGATGGACCACTATTATATCCAAACGGAACTCCGGTATATAACTCGGATGGAACGATGAGAAGTCAATTTGATTAAAGTCATCTAAATAAAAAATAACTGAATTATATTAATTACTATGCCTTTACCCAAGATTAATACCCCAACATATGATTTGACGTTGCCTTCTACAGGAAAGAAGATTAAATATAGACCTTTTCTTGTGAGAGAAGAAAAGATTTTGATTATGGCAATGGAATCTGAAAATATGTCTGAGATTACCAATGCTATTGTTCAAATCCTTTCAGATTGTATTGTTTCAAAAGATATTAAAGTAGAATCTCTTTCTACTTTTGATATTGAATACTTATTCTTGAATGTTCGTGCCAAGTCTGTTGGTGAAACTGTTGATGTGAATATTACTTGCCCTGATGATGGTGTGACACAGGTAGAAATGTCGATTGATATTGATTCAATTAAAGTTCAAAAGACTAGAGGACATAAGAATATCATCAAACTTGATGATGAACTCTCAATGAAATTGAAGTATCCCTCATTAGATCAGTTTGTTGAGAATAATTTTGAGACAGAAAAAGGAGAAAGTGAAATTGGTCAATCACTTGCAATGATTACATCTTGTATTGAAATGATTTACAATCAAGAAGAGAGTTGGGAAGCATCTGATTATTCAAAGAAAGAAATGAATGAATTTATTGAACAATTGAATACTAAACAATTCAAACAAATTGAGAAGTTTTTTGCTACGATGCCAAAACTTTCTCATACAATTGCAGTGAAAAATCCAGAAACTGGTGTAGAGTCTGAAGTTGTTTTGGAAGGATTAGCAAGTTTTTTCAGTTAGGTATGGCTCATACAAGTCTTGAGTCATACTACAAGATAAATTTTGCCTTGATGCAGCATCATAAATATTCATTAACAGAACTAGAAAATATGATTCCGTGGGAGAGAGAAGTTTATCTTGCTCTACTTCAACAATATATTGAAGAAGAAAACCTAAAGGCACAACAGCAAAGTGGAATCTAACTTAAGTATAAAGACAACAAATACACCAAAGTTTAATGTAAAGACTGTTTCATCGGCAGTCTTTGGAAAAGAAGATAGTGCTGGAAAAAGTGGTTCCGGAGAATCTCTCAAAAATATTCATAAGACACTAAGTAAATTATCTGGTCATATAAGAAAATCTCTAGTTCGTATTAAGGCATTAGAGTTTAATTTATCAAAAATAACTCCCAAAGTTGAAGAAACAGAAAAGAAAGTAATAGTTAATGCTGAAAAAATTACAAAAATTAAAAATATAATAAAAACACAGAAAAGTAATATAGGTGAAAAACTTCCTGGTAGTAATAAAGATGACTTAACTAAAAGTCTTATAGAAACAAATAAAATTCTTGTTAAAATTCAAAAAGAACTTATGAGAAGTTCTGCATTGAGATCGCAAGGTGGAAGAGGTGAAACTGATAGAGAAAAAAGAAGTGCATCTAAAGCAAAACTCAATAAAGAAGAGAGTCAATTAGAAAAATCATCTAGAAGAATACAAAAATCTGTAAGTGAAAAGTCAAATGAATCTTTAGCACCGG